TTATTATTACTAATTTAGTCATCTTTACTTTCCCTTTCTAACATAGAATAACATTCATAGCAAAGTTTTAATCCTTTCCTATCCCATGTAAATTCATATTGATCTCCTGTTACCCAACCTAGTTTACATATGTAACATACATTTTTAAATTCTAAACTATCCTTCACAAGCTAAACACTCGTCTCCAGATGCTAGTGCTTCCATGTCTAACTCATTAATAATCTGTCTTTCAATCTTACGGCTAACTTTGTCAGCCTTACCAATCTTTTCTGAACGACAATAGTACATAGTCTTTAGTCCTTTCTTCCATGCCATATAGTGTATAGCATGTAGATATTTAATCTCAACATCAGGTCTAAAAAATACATTAAGAGATTGTGATTGATCAATGTATTGCTGTCTGTCTGCTGCATGTTCTATAACCCATCGTTGATCTATCTCCATAGCAGTCTTAAATACTTCTTTTTCTTCAGAGGTAAAAGATCTTAGATGTTGTACAGAACCATCATTAGCTATGATACTAGACCAGATACGTTCATAGTTTAATTTACTATCTTCTTCACATTTAGTTTTAATAATTTTATCTAAGAATTTATTTTTATTTAAGAAAGATCCACTAAGAGTATCTTGTCTATAGGCATTAGCTCTCCAAGGTTCTATTGATGGAGAAGTATTACCCATAATAATAGAGCTAGATGCATTAGGTGCAATAGCCATAACATGACTACATCTTAGCCCTGTATCTACAGCATCAGGTGC